GCGCAGCACCAACATCAGTTAAAACCCCGTCACTCGAGATTGAACCGACTGTGCCAACCAATATCGCAGAAGCGTTCATTGCTTTATCTCTAGCAGGTCAGGCAGAACAACAGGGCGCAGCGTCATTGGCTGCTGCCGAGGCTGTAGCTCAACAAATCACAGTCATTCAAAACATCGCAGGAAATGTCACTACTGAGCGCGAACTATTTGACACCTATGTCGATGCCATTTTCCAGATCAACAGACAGGGCACGAATTCTCAGCTCGTCAATCTGGGGCGATAATGGCAGGAGCAGTCTTCAAATGCATCATCGACTTTAGCAATGGAGCAACGTTTGATCCTGCGCTTGTTCTTGATGACCCAACGACTCCACTGGATACGGCTGTTCTAGGCACTGCAGCAGCCGATACCCTAGACGTCACGCAATATGTCATTTCAGCGCGCATTCGTCGCTCTTACAATCGCACCAGCGACTCATTCTTGGGTGGTTCTGCTCAGGTTCGACTCATCGATCAAACAGGCCTCTTTAACCCTGCCAACACGTCAGGTGCAAACTACGGCAAGATTTTACCGATGCGAAAGATTCGCTTTACAGGCACATATCTAGGCACTGAATATGCATTGGGGTCCATGTATATCCAGGAATGGAAATACACCAGCCCTGTCGGTGTGACGCCAGCCTTCGTTGATCTCAACTGCGTAGATGGATTTCAACTTCTAAATCTGACCACCATCAGCACAGTCTCAGGTGGCACTGCTGGTCAAACTACAGCGCAACGCATTACTAGTCTGCTAGATGCAGGTGATTGGCCTGCCATGCGATCGATTAGCACGACGGCGACGACCACTGTTCAAGCCGATGATGGATCATCGAGGTCGCTGCTCGGTGCATGTCAGACAGTCGAACAGACAGAACTTGGCGCATTCTTTATGGATGAACGAGGCTTTGCCAACTTCAAAAGCCGCAATGACATCATTCAAGCCTCGGGCGGTACTCCTTATATTTTCAGCGATGTCGCCTCAACTAGTGCTATCACCTATCAAGCAATCAACTTCGATTTGTCAGATGCAGGACTTATCAATCGAGCAACAGTCACACGAACAGGCGGCAGTGCTCAGACTGCTACAGATTCGACTTCAATCTTGGCCTATTTCGAGCATTCACGAATCAGAACAGGCATCATGCAGACCGATGCCGATGCTTTATCTCAGGCTCAACTGATCATCGCCAGTCGCAAAGAAATCGGCACAGATATCAACCTGCAATCCATTACAGTCAACCTTGCCAGCGATGATCAGCCCAGTCGGGTCGTAGCAGGCCTTGACATGGACATCTTCACACCGATTCAGGCGACTCAAACGTTGCCTTCAGGAGCAGTCACAGTAAATAGCGTTGTGACTGGCGTGGGATACGATGTATCGCCAAACAACTTCACCGCAACCTTCACGACAGCCCAGCCCTTCGCGGTAGGATTTGTCCTTGACAGCAGCGTCGATGGCGTTCTTGATCAAGACATTTTGAGCTATTAGGAGATCAAATGACCTTTCCAGCACAGGACTTTACGACTGGTCAAGTCCTTACAGCAGCACAGATGGATGAGATATCTACTGAAATCAACGATCTCTGGCGTTTGACTTTTAGGGCTGTCACAGGCACATCTGACACATTAGTTCTTGCCGATTCTTACAACAAACTCATCACTTACTCAAACACTGGAACGACGACCATCACGATTCCGAACTCATCGAGCGTGGCATTTACAACTGGAGCAATCATTAACATTCTAAAGACTGGCGCGACTGGTACTGTCTCGGTCATTCAGGGATCAGGCGTCACGATCTCCAGTGCTGGCGCGACTGCGACAAATCCAGTCATCACTGCAACAGCAGGAGCAGCGTCGATCATTAAGACAGGTGGCGATTCATTTACAGTCGTTGGGCGTATCGCCTAACATGAACATTTTGGGGATTGTTGCTTCACAATCTGGTTTAGGTGCTGCAAAAGCAACTGGTGGCACTATCACCAATGATGGTGTTTATTATTATCACACTTTTACAGGTAACGGCACTTTTACGCCTTTGCAATCATTGACAGTCGATTATCTATTGATTGCAGGTGGAGGTGGTTCTGGCGGTGTTCGAGGTGGCGGTGGCGGCGCAGGTGGTTTGGTTTATGTCACAGGTTCATCATTATCTGCAACAGGTTACGCCGTAACTATTGGTGGCGGTGGAACGGCTGGTGCTGCCGTTGATGGATCGGCGAGCGGTGGAATTGGAACAAATTCAACTTTTAACAGCAGCACCGCTAATGGTGGTGGGCTTGGTGGCGGTGGTGGAACATCTGGCGGTCAAGATCCTGGTGGTAATGGCGGATCAGGTGGTGGCGGTGGTGGTGCCGATTCGGGAACTGGTGCTGCTGGTGGAACTGGAAGTCAAGGACAAAATGGTGGAACTGGCGGAGGAACTACGAGAACGGGTGGCGGCGGCGGTGGAAATACTGTTGCAGGTGCTGCTGGAAATACTTCGGGTAATGGTGGGGATGGCACATCTACATATTCATCATGGGGTGTCACGACTGGAACTGGTGAAAATATAAGTGGTACACGCTGGTATGCAGGCGGCGGTGGCGGCGGCGGCGGTAATGCTGGCGTCGCTGGAACTGCTGGCAAAGGCGGCGGCGGCGCAGGTGGTTACAATGCCGCTGGAAATATTGGAACTGCTAACACAGGAGGAGGCGCAGGAGGCGGTGCGCGAAATGAAGGAACTGGCGTAGTATTTGCAGGAGCAGCTGGCGGAAGTGGCATTCTTATCGTAAGGTATTTGGGATGAGTCATTTTGCCGAAATTGATCAAAACAACATGGTTCTTCGCGTAGTTGTTGGTGATAACAATGATCCTGCTGGCGATGAAGGATATTCATGGCTTATAACTAATCTAGGCGGCAGATGGATTCAGTGTTCTTACAACAACAAAATCCGCAAACAATATCCTGGCGTAGGTTTTTATTATGACGAATCTGCCGATGTCTTTGTTAGACCGCAACCTTTCCCATCATGGCAACTTGATAACAACTTCGATTGGCAAGCACCCAAGCCAAAACCAACGGGTTTCTTTAGATGGGACGAGTCAAAACTAGATTGGGTCGAGTTTGATCCGCAGTCATAATGGCTGGCCAGCATCTCAGGATCGCAAAGCAATCGGGATCAAGTCCTACGCAGTGCCAGGCACTAAAGTCAAACTAGCCTGCGCCGAAGCAGTCGCTCCATTGCTCATCAACTTTGCGGCCGACTTTCATGAATCAGTCGAGAAGATAGACAAAGGACAGCTTGACGATTGGGGCTACGCCTTCCGCACCATTCGCGGATCTGACGTGCATGTCTCCAATCACGCATCTGGAACCGCTATCGATATCAACGCGACCAAACATCCTTTAGGCAAACGAGGCACATTCACAAAAGCCCAAGAAAAGACCATTCGAGAACTCTGCAAAAAATATGGCCTACGATGGGGTGGCGACTATCAGGTGCGCGCAGATGAGATGCACTTTGAAGTAGTATTAAACCCTGAAAAAGCCAAGAATCTGATTGAAACCTTACAAGATGGGCTAGAAATATGATTTCGAAGAAAGACATCAAGACAATCAAGGATCTCAGCGCATCATGGGCACGTGCTGGTATTGCGGCAGCTCTTGCCTATTATCTTGCAACGGGTGACATGAGCCTGAAGGCATTGGCGTCTGCAGCTCTTGCAGCAGTCATTCCACCAATCATTCGTTTTGTCAATCCGAAAGATCCACTTGGTCAATGAACACAGAACTTATTGCAGCACTGGGCATTATTGCAGCCAGTGTCATTTCTGGCATGGCCGCAATCTTTGCCGCAAAAGCCGAAAAGAATTCAAGGCCTGTCAGTAATGGCTTCGTGCCAGAACTTCGTCACGACATTAAAGAACTCAGGGCATTGCTCCTCGATCACTTGAAGGAGCACAGTAAGGGATAGGTAATGGACAAGGGACACATCACAAATCTGGTCATTGTTGGAAGTCGTGGCAGACCGCACAATGTCGAACGATGCTTTGCACATTTGAAAGCAACAAGTCACATATCCGACTTTATGCTTATTATCAATGAGGATCAGGCCAATCTGTACCCAGAGATTGAAGGGGTCAGAACTGTCATTGTGCCTGCATCGTATGGCACAACATCATGCACAAAATTAAACTACATCGTGGAGCAAAAACTTTATCAAGGTTATTTCACATTGTCTTATATCGATGATGATTGTGTTGTCGAAACTGATGGCTGGGATCTTCTGTTATCGCTGCCATTAAAGGCAAAGGGTTATGGGGTGTCATGGGGCAATGACGGAATCCAAAATGGTCGAGTCCCAACAAAAGGCACAGTCACGACAAATCTGCTCGATGTCTTCGGTTGGATCTGTATTCCAGGACTTATTCACCTTTTTGTTGATGACTTCTGGGCACGTGTAGGACAAGAACTGAACTCCGCACATTATGCGCCACACGTGCTTATGACGCACCATCATTGGCTTAACAAGAAGGCTGAAATGGATGCGACCTATATGGAGAACTCGACCAGAGAAGTCTGGGCACACGATGAGAAACTCTATGCAGACTATATGACAGGCCAGTTTCATGATGACATGGAGCGCGTGAAGAAGGCCTTAAAGATCGCATGAGAATCAAGTTAACTATTCCTGGCGTTGGAAATAATGCTTCTTTGATGGAATGGACTGGCACACCTGATTCATCGGTCGATGGCGTCCAGTTCTTCGTCAACACACCTGTTGATGCGCCTGATGTCTGGATGGTGTTCGATGATGGTGTCGAAGGTGATTCGGCTTATATCGATCATCACAACATCTTCTATATGACGGCTGAAATCTGCTATCCGATAGGCCGATTTGATGATGCGCGTGGCAAAAAATATCTGAGCCAGTTTAATCGACTTTTTACGATGCATGACATTCTCGACGAGCGTAAGGTGCATGTGCGACCATTTACAAACTGGATGATCAACGCCAATCATGGTTATTCCTCATTCGCAGAAAATTATCGCGGCAAGACCTTCTTGGAGTCAATGTCAATGCCCGAAAAGACGGCTGACTTATCAGTTATCTGTTCAAGTAAATCCTTTACACCTGAGCACTATCTGCGATTGAAGTTCGTGGCCAAACTTAAAGAGGATCTAGGCGATCGCTTGCATTGGTATGGTAACGGCATCTCAATGCTCAAAGACAAATGGCCTGGCATCGCTCCTTACAGATATCACATTGCCATTGAGAATCGTTATGGGCATGACATCATCTCCGAGAAGCTCTACGACTCATTTCTGGGGATGGCTCATCCCATTTACTTCGGTGCTCCGAATGTCCATGACTACTACCACGAATGGAGCGTCTCGACGATCAACATCTACGACTACAAGCAAGCCAAGGCCAAGATCCTAGATCTCATCGAGTCTGACTGGGCTGAGCGCAATCTGAACTACCTACGCCAGGCAAAGGATCGTGCGGTCAATCGGGACAACTGGACGACACGCATGGCTCAAATCGGTCGGAATTACAGCGTGCCCAACATTGTCAGGGAACAGGTGTATCTTTATGCCTATAAGTGATCCTGGGGCAGTCGGAGTCAACATGCCAAAGAAACCTACGAAGTCAGAGAAGGCGGCAAGGCGTCGTCGCAAAGAGGCTACAGCCAAGCGACTTGATACCAAGCCACTGACTAACTTGCATTTCTGGGCTGCGTGCGTCGATGAGACTGCCAGGGCAATGCGCGACATGGGTATTGCTGAGGATCTTGTCATTGGCTGGATCTATGAGCAGAAACCACCAGCCTTTGATGACTTCTTCGAGCGTCGTCAGGACTATCTCGACGAGGAATAGGCTCAAATAAGCCCTAGAAGGCCTCTAGGAGCGACGAACGACTGTAGGGACAAGTGAATATCTACAGGCCGATGGACAGGCGTTAAACAGCCAGGCGCACTCATCATGCGTCCTCCTCCGTTAGATGGAGACTTCAATCCTGCCGAGATAGTGGCAGGCGTAGCGGTGTGACGATAAGCCGCGAGGATGTCGGTTGGTTCTGATACGGGTTGCCCAGAATCCATTGTGCATCGACATCCACATAGCGCAATCGCCTTGATGTGTAGTGCACAAGGCCTATCGACAGTCATGCAGTGACAGGGTGACGGAAAGAATCACAGAGATAGTTCTTATCACAGGGCTATCTCTGTCTTCAGCTCTTGAGTTCTGGAAAGGGTTAAATGATTTAATACTGGGCAGTAACTTATGCAATCTGGGTTGTTATTGTAGAAAAAGACATCAAAACACGCCGAAATAACATCAAAACTGTCTCAAACTGCTACCTTATGTAAGTGAAGTGAACCCCAAACACACTTCACGAAAGGGACATTCATGACGGCTATGACTTTTGATCCACTAGCCATTTACTTCATCATCGCACTCATTGCCATTCCCGTCTTTGGCCTGATCTACACCGCTATCTCAGAACATTGGTATTGGAAAGGATGGAAAGATGGAAAACGATTCATTGCCAACGCGCAACGACCCGTCACTTATCCTCGAAACCGCAGCTAGAACCATTCGGGAACGAGGCTTGTCGTATGGACACCATGTCGGAAACTTCCGCAACATACGAGACATTTTCAACGCGGTATCTGCACACTCCTACTTGGACACTGTTGCTGACGTGGCGATACTCAACGTCGCTCAGAAACTTTCCCGATGGAAGATGTCACCGCACAACGACGATCACATCATCGATCTACTTGCTTATGTCTCGATGATTCCATCACTGATGGAGTTCGATGACTACACCTTCGAGGAAGAACGACGCAAGGTGGAGGCCGACTGATGCCAGCCTGGAATCTTGACACCTACGAAGATGCAGCATCACTCAATCGATGGTTTCAAGAGAACTATGAAAACGGCTCGATTCTGATCACCAGAGAACACTTCGATCCAACAGTCGGTGAAGTGTTATTTCGATGTGATCTCTATCGTCGATTCGATGATCCTAATCCTGCTGTGCAGAACTGGGCACGCGGCAAGCGTGCAGATTATCCAGTCAACATGCAGCGATGGTATGTCGAAGACACTGCAACCTCGGTTGTCGCACGCGCCATCTTGTTGCTAAAAGGTGGACAACGCGCTGTAGCACGAGTCCAAGCCACACAGACTGCAATCAGTCATGGCGCACAACACAACAGACCTTCGGCTGCTACTGCAGAGCCGCTTCCGTCAGACTTTGGGGGAATGGCAGAAGATGCACCTCTGCCAACTGCAGCCGATGCTTCAGGTGATCCGTTCTGGGAAGGAATGGCAGTCAGCAGGCCTGTCAACACTTCTG